AAAACGAATAGGAAATGTTATAGATGCAATTTCAGGGACAAACTTTCCCCCTTGGATAATTAAATTCCCAAACAGCTTGCCCAAACAGATATACCATGCATTTACATTACTGAAATCATATCTCACACCTAAGCTTGCTAAAGTCTCTGTATCTAATGCTTTAATTACATCTTTTGAATTTTTAATATTCAAATTAGAAAGCAATGTTTTTACCAATGCTAGTGTAGGTGCTAGGCTTTGTTTATCGCTTTCATCTGTTGGTGTAATCATATTATTGACTTTATCGATAATCGCCTTAAACCGATTATCATGTGCGTGTTCATCGGTATTGTGCGCCTCCAGATCATGCACAGAGGCTACCCCATTATCGGAAACGATTGCTTGCACCTTTTCCGCATTGCCAACCACAGTAGTAATCGTAAATGTGTAGCTATCCATTGGCGTATTCTTATCCGGGATGTAGTCAACGTAGTTGCCCCCATTTGTGTAGGAGAAAAGCACTTCTTGCCCATTCTCGCCAGCTTTGGCCATGAGCCCTATTTCTCGTGCATAAAAACCAGCTTCAAGGTTTTTATTCGAGAGTAGCCCTTGCACCATGAATTGACCATCGCCTGTCTTAACGCTTTTAGTAATCGCTAATTCCAAACGCTTATCAGTCAATGCCGTAGCGCGTGGAATGGATGCGGGCATGTCGCCTGCACCGATAACGATTTTTGTAAAAATCAAAGCCTGCTTACTAGCATTAGCTTCCGCAATAGTATTTGTCCCCGCCATTGTAGTAATGACGGCAGGATATTTTGCCATGTAGACCTCCTATATATGAATATATTGGTGAACGGTAACAATACCGCCGATATAGATTTGTTGCGTTTGTGGGCCTGTCGCGATTTTCAAGCTAGGTTCAGCTACGGCACTGCCTGCAGCTGTTGCAATACCACCGACATACACACCGCCTGAATTAATAGCGTGCACATATTCGATACCATCTAGCCAGGACCTTTTATTCTTGACGAATTCTAATATACGGAGCACGCGCTCTCGTATATTCGGTGTCATCATATAACCGGACATCTGGAGTTTGAAATGGTAAGGCTTCCCGTCCTCGTAGCCCCAGTTCTCCACAACTTCGCAGTCTGAATACAGTTCGCCGATAGCTTCCTCAACTAATCCAACGGTGCCCTTTCTTCGATGCCAAGCGATAGAACTCAAAATTAATTTAATCTTTTGTTCTCTAGCTACAGCTTCATCGTAGAAGTCAACGTGTAAATGCCAGGCTAACTCATCTAGTATTGGCGTGCTTAACTCATTAAGATGCGACAAGATAGTTAGTCTATCCACGAACGGCATCAACGCCATAAGTCGCAGCGTAACCACTTCAGCTAAGGCTTGAACATTAGCATCATTAGCAATCGAGCTCGGTAGCGTATCCTTTAATTTGAATTTGTAGAGATCATTCATGCTCTACACCCCCATATGTGATAGTCTTACCGGTACACTGCGCCAATTCCACTTGGTATCCATCTTCCTTCTTGCCGTCTTTCACAACAGTAAATACAGGGGATGTTACGCTAACACGTTTAGCCCCAGCTTCCATTACACGGCGAATCAATTCAGACGGAATGATATCCCGACCTACTTTGCCCGACTGCCATTGTATATAATCCGTAACCGCCGCATCGACTCTACTCTTAATCGTGTCAGCGTAATACGAATTATCCGAATCAATGTAGTACTGGATATCGATACTATAATTCTTAGCAATTGGTGCTTTAACAGACACATTATCGGTAAGTGGCCGTACTTTCTTATCAGTAAGAGTGGCTTCCACTAATTTAAGAATTTCTTCCCCGGCTATTTCGCCTGATACAAGTCCCGGATATACAACCACATCTCCTGGTTTAGGAGATACTACCCTCACGGAACTGATAAGAGCAGATGCTTTTTTTGTAAAAAATTCATACGCTCCTTCCGCGCCTGCACATGAGAAGCTTTCAGGCGCCTCTCGTATTCTTTCACGGAATGCGTCATCCGTCTCCGTATCCGCGCCTCCCTCTGAGATAGTGGTATTTGTTACACTCGCAATATACGGAATCGGATCAACAAGAGTGGTAATCGCCCCTGCTGGATACCCATTCCCTTTAGCTGAAGCTTCTGTGCATACCGCTTTTACTTGTATCGTGGTTTGTGTAGCAGATAGATAGTAAGGCTCTGTAGTTGCAAAAAACACGTTATCACCTGAAGTAAAGCGTGTACCTTTTGGAATGGCTATGCCTTCGGGTCTTGCCATTGACGCGGTTAACTTCATAGTAGTGACTGCGCCCGTAGCTTGTAAGCGTTCCACACCTAACGCAATGCCGATATGGTCTAAGTTATTTCCCCTAGCATAGGCCAGAAGATTCTGCTTGCCCGTATCGTTGATGCTGTTTAACAATAAAATCACAATATTAGTAATCGTTAATAGAAATAAGCGAATAGGGTCCGCCGGTGCTAGCTTTCGCCCAGTAACAGAGGTGTAGAGGGCGAATATTTCCTTTTCAACGGCTTCTTTATCCGCCGTGACAAAGTTGATTTCAGGTAAATTCATTATTATCGCCTCCACGGTGGTAAATTAATAGTCGCCCTTATATCCACATCAGGGCATTTCAAAATAAGGTTAGCGGGTAATATCACATATTGAGCGTACTCTTGATTAGCTTCTAACAGTACATTCATGTAAGCTTCGTTGCCATACACTTTAAATGCGATACCGTCCCACATATCCCCTTGGATGGTTCTATACTGATTCATAGCCACCTACACTTTCTAGCCATTCATCTTTTATGGCAATCGATACCTTAGGCAGTAAATGCCCTTCTTCTGCGTCGGTTGCTTCTGTACTTTCAAAGTCAACGGACACAACTCTACATCGTGGCTCATATTCCGTAATTGCCCGAATCACCTCTGCAGATATTCTGGCCATTGCTACCGGTAAAGGTAAATCAATGACGGTACCGTCGATACCGAACCGCCTATCAAGTGGTACGGAAAATTGCGTTGTAGAAATAATGGTTCGCACATTTTGAATGATTTCAGTAAGAACATCCTTCGGCGCAAAATCAATGCCATCAAGGCGAGCACTCACATCAATTTGCATTCGTATCGCCTCCTTGTTTAGGTGTGATTACAACTTTAGGAATATCAGGCGCCTCCTTCAGCGTCACATTAATGGATGCGGACAATACATTACCTCGATTATCAATCGTATTCATAGCTGCGCTTATACTGGTAATCAGTAATTTGTGTTCACTAAATGGCTTACCATTAATAATCAACTGTTCGGCTTGTCCTTCTCGGCACATCTTGGCCACTTCTTCAATTTCTTTTAGAGGGTCAACGCCCAATAGCTTATTAAAGTTCATCGTAAAAGAAATATCATCCGCATCAGGTCCCAAGAATTCAAGTATTGGTTTTTGCCCTATGATTTCATGGGACGCTGTTCGAGCGTTGATATTCCGTGCCAATGCATCGAACGTACGCACCGTATGAGAAGATGCCACAAACACAATTTTTCCAAAACTTCCTAATTGGCGTTGCGGTAGGTATCCTCCCAGGCCAAACTTATCCGCTAAATTAGATAGGCGAGAGTAAGCCACATCGCCTAATTGCGTATTTTGTAAATTCTTTAAACCTTGTGAATTGAGGTTCTTCTTATAGTTGGCAGCAGTACTACCTAATTTACTAAATAATGATATGTTACTCACCTCCTATCAATTCGGCGTTCCCGTGCTTCCACCACCTGGAACGACGCCGCCGTGCGTATGTGACACTAAACTAATTCCGTTAACCACTACATCCCCAGAAGGGGCGTTTATAGTTAGATTCCCGGTACAATTAATAACAAGGCCTCCACCGTCCGCATCATAGGAGACGGTCGAGCCGTCAGCAAATTTGATGCCGTGGATATTCTGCCCATTAAAATAGGGCTTATCCTTGGCATTATACGTAGTGCCTAAGATGTAGCCCTGGGACAAATTATTATCTTGCGGTAAGAATAAACATAATACCTGTTCGCCAACACCTGGCATCCAGTAATGTTTATTATTTTGAGATCCGTGTGAAAGTACTTCGAGTGGATACGAGACTAAATCATCGCGGTCCGGAAATGTTACCCTTGCTGTCATGGTAGAGGGGTCAGTACTAGATACGATTCCGTCACGAATTAAATTTTTTAACGCCACACTAATATCCATCTAAGCACCTCCTTATATCTAGGCTTTGTGTATATCCGCCCCCTACCTTATGGGAGCATTTACTAATGATATACTTACCGTCGAATTTACCAAACCCTTTTAAATTGATTGTGGCTGATGCGGCCAACACGATATGCCCAAGCATAGCAACAGAACCAGTAATTTCATTCTTGTTCTTTTCGCGTAGCTTTTTCTTGGCCAAGCGTTCGGCTTCTGCCTGAGTCTCACAGCTTTGGTTAACTTGTAATATCTTGCCTTGCGTTTTGTGTGGGTCCTTGAACGTATATTCAATAGTACTCTTTTGCTTAGTGCTCTTGTGCTTTACGTGGCATCCCCAATACACATCCTTTAATGACGTCTTTAAAGAATAGCTACCTTGATAAGGAATGACTTCCCCAAGCTCCTTAATTTGTTCTTCTGTAAGGTCTGTAGGCATTGGCCCCTTAATTAGCGTTGCGACTACTTTTTCTGTTTCAAATTTTGTTTCATCAAAAATAATCACTTGCTTGTCTGAAACCTTTAGCGCTAGCCCATTATCTTTACAGACTTTCATCAAGAATTCTAAATCAGATTGGTCCGATTGCTCGACCCGATCTAAATTGATTGTTTCGGGCGTGTCATAAAACAATTCAAGCCCCGCACCTTTTGCAAGCTCCTCCGCAACAGATTTGAGTGTAGTCTTCTCCCATGACTTACTCCTTAATTCCCCTCTTAACTTGGATTCATCTGGAACACTAACAGCCCCTATAGTGACCTCGTGCGGTGGGTTTTTACAAGTAATTTCATCAATTTCAAACTGCCCGCATTTCATTTCTATCTCGTCTCCGGGCTCATTCCAGTTATGGAATACAATTGATGCGGTTAGCTTAGCCCCCTTTTCAGGGAACCAATCTGACATCCAAAGTTCTTCTATATCATGTAATGTAATGGATATATCATCGGCTTCTCCAGACATGACATCGTTAAAGCTGAAATCCTTTAAATAAGGAACCAGGTCTTGTGTGATGTCCTTTTGGTCATACTGCAGTTTGACAGTAACATAGCGCAAATTACTAGGCATAGCTTACACGCCCTTTCCGGTTTTGGATTTCGGCAAGGCGTGCTTCTAGGTCATCCATCGCTCCGCCTACAGCACTTTTAATTTGTTGTACAGCACTTGCATCCGCATTACCATTAATAGTGATGTTGATTGGCGCCGATACGGATATCGCAGAATTACCTTCCCCAGGTAAAAGCCCCATCATAGCACCAGTTTGGCGCCATAATGCTTCCGCCCTTGGAGTACCATTAATAGGGATAGCAGCCTCTGCAGATTCTTCGGCGAATGTAGTAAGGAATGAACCTTTACCGTAAATACCGCCTTTTGCATTATGCTGCACGGTTTGCCCATTAGCAGATGCGGAGCCCTCTACTCTTGCCTGAATTGGTTTACTAAAAATGGATCTAACCCATTCCCATTTTTCACTTATCCAATCAAACAAACCTCCAAGCTTACTCATAACCCAGTCATAGAATTGGCCAAGCGCTGCTTTAGGGTCTTCCCATAATAGAGTGAACCAGGCTTTTACTTGGTCCCAGTTAGCAATTAACCCCATGGCCGCATAAATTAACCATCCTATAGGACCGGCCATGAACGCGATAATGGCAGCTGTAGGGGATTCCCACATCGATGTGCAGAAATCGGATACGGCTTGAAAATGTGTACCTAACCAAACGAATGCAGCTATTAACGCTACGATGGCAATAATTACAAGTGCTATTGGATTGGCGCTCATTGCCGCATTCAACGCCCATTGCGCAGCAGCGGTTGCATACATGGCAATACTACTTGCTACCATACCTGCTCTATGGACGCCTGATGCAATAGTACTTCTAATCGTAGCTACACGTTCCGATTCCATCATAAGTTTATAAGCTGCATGGGCCGCCGTTACGCTGAAGTAAACCGCTTTCACTGCTTTATAGGCAATTATCATCCCAGCTACAGCAACGCTTGTTTTGATAATAGCTTCGGTAAGTTCAGGATGTTTACTAGCTACTTTTGACACATACGCCGCTTCATTAGCAAGTGAATCGCCAAGGTCTGCAAGTGTAGGTAGCATGGTACTACCAATTGAAATTGCCACCGATTCAGTTGCGGACTGTAATCGTGTCATCGCACCATGGGCATTATTCTGCATTGTTTCAGCCATAGTAGCAGCTGCGCCGTCACTGTTTTCAAGTTCCTTCGTTAAATTATCTAACGCATCCGGTCCTTGATCAATTACAGCTACCCAAGCTGACGCAGCATTGGTGCCGAAGATAGTCGCAAGTGTAGAAAGTTTTTGCTCCTTGCTCATGTCCTTGGTCTTATCTGCTAAGTCGCGAACGATTGCACCCATCTTACGTGGTCCATTGGTATCATTCATAGAAATACCTAGGCTGTCTAATGCGGCTTTGGCTTCTTCTTGTTGAGCCGTGGCTTCACTTAATGAAAGCCCCATTTCCTCAATCGCTTTAGTCGATTTTGAGGAAGTACCTGCCAAGCGTAGGAAGCCAGAGCGTAAAGCAGTACCTGCAGCAGATGCCTTAATACCACTATTGGCCATAAGACCAGTAAGTGCGGCCGTTTCTTCCAAGCTTGCGCCAAAGGCGTGTGCTACTGGCGCTGCGTACTTCATTGTTTCGCCCAACATTTCAACGGTTGTATTCGTGCTAGTTGTAGTTTTAGCAAATACGTCCGCCATATGGCCCGCATGTTCTGCGCTTAACCCGAAAGCGGTAAGATCATCAGATACAATGTCCGCAGTACGGGCTAAATCCGTATTACTAGCTGCGGCTAAGTTCAAAAGTCCTGGCATACCTGCCATGATTTGTTGAGAATTCCAACCTGCCATGCCGAGGTAGGTCATGGCTTCACCAGCTTGTGTTGCGGAGAACATTGTGTTCTGTCCCAGTTCTCGAGCAGTGGCTGTCAATTGTTGCATTGCCTTATCATCGGATACGGTGATTGCTTTTACCTTGGACATCATCGCTTCAAAATCTGCTGCTTTAGATAGCATCCCAACAAGCGGAGCGGCCATAACTGCAGTAGTGGCCATAGTACTACCTAAATCACTACGGGCGCTTTTAGCGTTAGCATCCGACGCAATTTTATTCTGCATTGCTTTTCTAAGCCTTGCGTCTTTAGCTGCCGTTTGGTCTAATGCCTTGCCAACCTTCTCTGTTGCATTGCGGTAAGAGTCCATGGAAATAACGCCTTGCTTTAGCGCTGAATCCAACGCCCTTTGTTGCGCTTTTAGTTCTCCTATTTCAGATCCGTATTGTGTCAACATGCCTTTGGCTTGCTGCATCGAGGTTTTAAAGCCTTGAGCTAACGCACCATTTATAGCAAAAGCAATCTCAAATATTTTACCAGCCATAGTTCCTCCTTTCTTTTAAATTTATGTACGCAAAAAGCGCTTGATGAATTAGTCTTCTTCATCCCTCAAGCGCTTTTCATCTTCAAGAACAAATTCTAAATCGTCTATCCAATCTTCTATTTCAGTAATCGGCGTAGACATCCAAAAGTTTATGCCTCCGCACCCTCTAAGACGGATGGCAATTCTTCGGCATTGTTGTCCAGGCGAATCCCCTTTTTCTCTGCCGAACCACGTAGTAAAAAAACGCCCACCTCTGCGCACATTTCTGTGAATTCAGAGATTGGCATTGTCATTAATACTTTTGCACTTTCTTTTAGCGCTATGGCAGCTACTTCGGCTTGGAATCTTTTAGAAAATGTAACGTCTGGAGTCATATCACCTTCACGGCGGACACGGAGTTCCGCCTTTGTGAAGTCAAACCCAGTTAAATTATTTAAGCCATCAATTAGCTTTTCGCGATCAAATGTTGCCATTATTTACCTAATGCCTCCCTTACAGATGCCAAGTAATCAACGCCGTTGATTACACAAACATAGTTGAATTTATCAATTTCAGTACGAGTTTTACCCCCTACAGTCATTTTGAAATATACAATTTCAAATTCTGTGGAGGTATCAGTTTTACTTGCCTGTTCAAATTTGCCAAGGCCGATTTTCTTAGGCATAACTTTGGCATATACGCTAACTGCTTCCGGCACTAATTCACCTTTTGCAGAATCATATAATTGTTGTGCGCCCCGAATTTCGATATCATGAACCTTTTGACTAGCAAGGTCGGTCACATCTTTATCAATGGTGTTCCACTTAATGGACATATTCATTGCTTTTGTTTGTCCGAGTACACCCAAATCAACTTCACCGGCAATGCCTGCGCCTTTAATTGTGTCACTGATAAATTCGATATCAGGTAAGGTTACATCGGCGTAACCATATAATTCTCTGCCAGAGCTAAAAATGGCAAAGTCAATCAACTTATCTCTATGTTTAGCCATGAGTTACCTCCCTTTTTAATTAAATAACGTGCTCATGTATGCCGGATCATATTCTTGAATGAAATCGATTTCACGAGCTGGCGTTGGAACGCCTAAATATACATGGAATCGAAGGATACCGTTCAACAAATCTGTTGTAGGGTTTTCGGATTCCAAAAATTCAACACGAGCGCCAAGAAGTGCGCCAGATGCTACGTGACCATTTAGCCACGCATTAGCACTATTTACGATGTTATTAATCAAACGCTTGTTCCCCGGGTCGTCAATTTTAGACCAGAAGGAAGTAATCAACGTGTTGGATACCCAGTTAAACATACGACGTACAGGGATAAAGGAATCCTTAACATCTGTATTAGATGGATAAGCCGTTGTACGATTGCCCCAAGCTCTCCAGCCTCCAATGAAATTAAGCGCTGTAACGACGCCTTGGCCGTTCAAGTAAGCTGCTTCATCTGGACCTAAGTAGATTTCAGTACCGTCTTTCAACACAGCACTATCCGCTTGCAAAGACTCATTGGACGGAGATTTGTAAGGAATATCATCATACTTAGCGTCTGTCTTAGCCATAAGACCTGCGAGTTGTGTGGATAAATGGAATTGGCGATTAGCTAACGCTACTTTTGGCCAACATAAGATTTGACGTTCATCGACGTAGTTCTTTTTATTTTTCCACTCACTAACTGCAGTTGCTTTTTTGATTTCATCTGTAGGGGCATCACACAAGGACATAGCCTGAAACATACCGTTAATAGTAGTTTCCTTTGCTTTCATTACAGCCGCTACAAGTGTATTATGAGACCAGCCAGGCGCCAATAAATTGCCAGGGATTAAGCCAAATCGTGGGAATACTTCATTGATAAGTTCCAAACCTTTACGCTTACCTTCTGTATCCACACCGCCTACGATGTCATCTGCCGTTACCATAGATGGGTCTACATAATCATAAGTCACCCAAACAGATGTTGCGCTATTAAGCGCCCCAGTAGATACAATACCAATAAGCAATTTGCCTTCATCGTTAAACACTGCTGTATAATCAACGTTGATAGTTAAGGCGGTACCGCCATTTGTGGCAGATACCTTTAACGTGTTGAGTAATACTGGGTCTTCGATTGTTACGACTTTATCTTGGATTTGTTTTTGTGTAGACGCTAATGTCTTTTTATGCTTCTTTGGATCAAGAACATTAATAAAAACTACCGGCGCCATGCCGAATAAAGAGAATTGGGAGTACATTGCTTCACACAATGTGTATTTATCCCATTCTTTAGAGTAGCCCAATTGAGTAGTGGCAGATGCGTAGTTGTAGCACAATACGGCCTTATTAGCTTCCGCTGGGTCCGTGGCCAAATGCACCGGTGCGGTGCCGACATAAACCGGTAAGGCTGCCGTAGCTTCTGTCATAGAAATAAGAGAAGTAGGGACCTCTCTTGTATAAATTCCGTGTCTATAGTTTCCCACTATCTACGACCTCCTTTTTTAAATTCAAGGTAAGCGGTGTTCATCGCCGTACCTTCCGTTGCTAATTCTTGTTGTGCCTCTGCAATCTTATTGATAGGCACAAACAATAATCGTAGCATTGATTTATCTTCACCTACTACAGCAGGAATACCGTCAATATAAACGGTACCTGTTGTAAGACCCAGTTCAGCACTATTAGGTCCTAAGTAGATTACTTGCTTAGCATCTTTAGATTTAACTGTTTTTTCTGCAACTTCGGTTGTTTCATTTACAACTTCAGTTGGTACATCAGTTTTTTCCATTAAATAATCATCTCCTCTCGTATTTGTTCGATATCATATTTAACCGTCATAAATCCCTCCCAATACGGATAGGCTTGATCCGGAGGGATGTCGGTATCAATTCCGTGTTTATCATCCAGCACTAAACGGTAGCGCTTAGCAATAACGGGATGGGCCAGTAATGCTTGCCGTGTGGTTTCTAAGAAATTGGTAATCTCCATCCAGCCCTTTTCCACGTCTTCAGAGTACACTCCATGGATTAGAAACAATTGGACAGTTGACCCCTGCAAGGTATCCTCAATCTTATTAATTCGAATAACAAGATGTGGGTATTGGTCCTCCTTGGATGATTCTTTCATTTTTAAAAATCCAGGTACAACTAATAAAGGATTCCCCTTTACTTGTGCATCATCACTATAATAGTTTGCATGCACCTGCCGGAGAAAAGTGCATAAATCAGTTGCCAATTGCGTAGGTGTCATCAATTACCCTCCTATCAATGCGTCGAGCGCGAGTTCCATTTGCTTTTGCAATTCCTGCTCTGCTTTATCCCCAACAAAAGCCGATATCTTGGCGCTACCTAGCATGCTCGGTACCGATGGGCCATAAAATTGACCTATCGGATACCTGTCAGCACCCTTACGGTACATCGCCCCAATATGTCCGCTTCTCATACGAGCAATAAAAGCATTAGGGATTGGCCCCCCACCACCGTTCCGCATTACTTGTGCTACAACGGTACGACCTTTCCGCTTAGGTGGGCGCTTTGGTGTAACTCTGAATTTAGTTAGGGCTATTGGGCCACCTTTAGAACGAATAAAGGCAGATAAAGTCGTCCCCGCCTTATCCACCTTTATGGTTTTATTAATATTCGCTTTAGAAATCAGGTAGTCCTCGTTAACACGATCAACTGTAGCCTTTTTGATTTTAGGTAACGCTTTGTTGATAGCTTTTGCAGTAGTCTTCGGAGTACCAACAACTAATGCATCTATCTTAGCCAACCCGTTTTTCAGCCCTTTTATGTCAATAGTTACACTCACGAGTTATTCCCCCTAAGGACAATGTTTAGCATACCCATGTCATCTTCACATGATTGAACCAACATGATGCGTCCGTTGAATCGAAAGATTTGATTGTACTCCGGCACCTCAGGTAAATCCCGCTTGGCCACGTGTACTATAATCGTATCGTAAATCAGCCCTTCAATATCCTGGCCCATGATTTCGACATGCTGCTTATCGGTAAGACCTTCTGCCACAGCATAGCACTGCGTACCGTTTAGATTATGCACTTCGGCAAATTCATTCGAATTGATAAACACCTTTTCGATGTCATTTTGCACAAAGTCCTTAAATCCCATATCTATTCACCTAAGAAATCGATAAGTTGTTCACGAGTAGCGTCTTCTGGAATATCCAAACGTTCAGCAATTGCCATTACGCGAAGTGCTTCATCGGATAAAAGTTCCAAGTTGACATCCGCATCAGAAGCAAGGATATCCGCAATCATGCTCGCTTTTGTATCTTTGCTTGCAAAATCAAGACCAATGGATTTGCCATATTCGGCCAAATCCGCATTTGTCATAACGCCTAGGGCTTCAGCAAAAGAGTCCCCGTCGTTACTTTTATTATCTCCACTGACTACAATCGCAGCACCTAAATGAATTAAGCGCTGTTCTTCTTCTGTAGTTAAATCGGAGATAATATCACCAGGATTATACACATAATCGCCGGTATTAATTGTGTGCTTTGCTTGTACAGGCATCAGTCTTACCTCCTTTCAATTACAATACGTCCGCTACAAAGTAGGAATCCACATCAAATGGAACGTAAATTGGGCGGGATTGCAATTCTAAGAATGCCGCATCAGGGTCGCGTGTAACCAATCGACGCATTACATATTCCCCTTCATATGTTACAAAGTCCATACCTTCGCCAGGAATGATCGTATTTGCACCATACAATTTAGTGAATTTGGCCATATCGGAAGCTACCAACAATTTGCCCGTAGCCACCATTTCCTTTTCTTGGCCATCGGTAGGATCTACATAGTAGTTATCATAAGTAAATACGTTACATTGGATTTGGCCACCCATGAAGCCAACATAAACAGCACCTTCGGCCATTTGTTCGAACTGTAAAAGTCCCATTTCTGTACGACGATTATCGAACAAGGCCAAGATTTTTTTATCGGAAAGCATTACTTCTAATGTTTCAGAGTTCATAACCAACGTATTTGGATTAAAGCCGGATGCTTTCAAGCATTTCTTTTTCCATTTAATGATGTTGGCCACAATTTCTGCTGCAGATTGACCCCAGCGTGCGGTACCAGATAGCGTTTCTTTATTTGTAAAATTGAAGTCTACAACATCGTCAATGCCTTCACCTTTAATATGAGCTTGGCCATTGAATAATACATCGGCCGCCATAACTTCTTGAGAGCGTACCAAGTTGTCTTTTAGTTCTTGCGTATCTTGCGCCAAAAGTTGGATAGCACGTTCTTCAGGAGATACAGTGCCTACAAAAGGTTGTTCACCTGCTAAACGAACCTTGATATCGTTTTCAGTGATAGCACGTTTTTCTTTCTTTTGTGCCGGTTTGTAAGTAGTTGTAGTCACACCGGTACGTTGAGATAATGGCGCTGTAGAGTTAGGCGCTACCCAAGGTGTAATAGTGCGACGACCTTTTACAATGTCAAAAGAAACTGTTTCAGTTAAAAATGTTTTTGTATCTTTGAAGAATAAGTCTTTCAAAAAGGATGGCACATCGGGAGTACGACGAACCACCGCAGCTAATGTTTGAGGTGTGTAAATATTATCCATGTGTCCTCCTTATTAACGGAAATAAATGTTGCGGGCTTCCGCTTTAGCTGTGAAGTCTTCCGCTTTTTTACCAGATTTGAATACTAAACTAGATGTAGTAAATTCACCTGTTACAGCAATTTCTGCTACTACATCACCTTTTGTAGCATCGATATCAGCCAATGCTACTCCATATACATCGGTATCTGCACGTTTAGCTTTTTTAGACGTAGCTTCAATTTCTAATACTGTACCTGCCGTAATTACTGCGGCATCTTGACCGATTGTTACTTTTTTAGTAACAACTGGCATTTGTGTGCCAGCGATTAGAGGTTTATACTCTAATTTTTGTTCTTCCACATATGGCATATTGTCTGCCCTCCTTATTTCTTAACGCGTGCTTTCATTACACGATCAACAATTTTCAACGTTTTTTCAGAATCATCGATATCCTCATCAAGTACTTGACCTGGAATCGTGTCAACTTTATTAGATGCATTGTTAGCATCTTGCACTAATTGTTGTAATTGATTAGTTGGTTGTTCAGGCTGTGGCATATTGAGCAATTCAACCGCCACGTCTTGAACAGTAGCATATGTTTCATATTTAGCGCGATTGATCACTTCTGCACGTGCTTCGTTATTAATCCCATCAAGGGCCTGTAATCGTGCACGTTCAGCAGCAACGCCCGCATTAAATACTTCGTCATATACTTCCGTATGTTCAGTACGCAACAATTCAGCAGTTACTTCCATTGGCTCTTCTCCTTTCTCTTCATATTTATCAACAGGCAGCCCTTTGAGTACATCCATACTCATTGGTAAGCCATTGACAATTAAGTCAGTGCCTTTACGGCATGCAACCATTTGCAAGGATTCATCTACACTTGTGCAGAACCCTTTTTCCAATGCTTCCCTTGCTGTTAACCAAGTTTCGTCATCCATCATGGTCGCGAGTTCTTCACGAGTTAACCCTGTGCGGGCTTCGTATATATCGATAAGATTTTCTTTAGTTTTACGTAACGATTCAGCGGCTTTATCAAAATCATCGGCCTCGCCATATACATAGGAGCTTGGGTTGTGGATCATCATTTCACTACCTAGCGCCATATGGATTTCATCTCCAGCCATCGAGATAATAGAAGCGATGGACGCGGCCAAGCCCTCGATGATAACAGATTTTTTATTGGGCAATGCGCGTAATCTGTTGTAGATTGTAACGCCTGCAGATACTTCGCCGCCTACCGAGTTAACATGTAGAACGATGTTTTGAGATGGATCCAACCCTTGGAGTTGTGATAGTACGTTTGAAACGCCAGTACCTTCGCCCCAATAATCGATCCCATTCATGACTACGCCGTAAATATCGACGTCAATCGTCTCCGCTTCCTGAATCAGATTTAGCGGAGTTCGAATTTTGAACTGAAATTTGTTGTCCTTGTTCATTCAACAAGCCTCCTTCATCCATAGATTGGTGTTCACGAATTCGTTGCGGTAAGATTTCATTTTCATAATCCATACCTGTAAGCTCTGCTGCTTCCTTAGCACGAGTACTAAATGCATTCTTAACACGAATTTCTGCTGCAGTAGCTTCCTTCTGCGGGTCTAATTGACCTTGAGAAGGTCCGTACCACTCAGCGCCTAGCCACGCCTCTCGGATGATTGGGTCATCAAAGAAACCTGGCGCATCAATGCGACCTAATAGAATGGCCATCGTAAGCCATTCTTCGTAAATAGGATTGCAAAATTGCGTAATAAATTCGGCGCGTTGCGTTTCAACAGACTTCCAATATTCGAGTAACGCCGCTCTTGATGCGGAGTAACTTTGGCCAAAGTGCTTAACTAAAATTTCATATGGAATTTCTAGCGCCGCACCTACATGGCTAATAAGAGAAGACGTAAAATCTGCAAAGCTCGTTGGTATCGGCGTTTTTTCGGCTACATTCACTTTTTCGCCTGGCGCTAATACATTTACAGTACCATTGCCTAATTCGATTGTTTCATCATTTTCAGCATCCACTTGATCGTCTTCGTCAATCGCAGTCCCTAGCGACATGTCGTCCGGTGCTTCCGATTCAATGAAGATTGCCATCAAGGCATTAACTAATACCTTCATAACTTCCGCATCATTGTACCGGCTAAGCACTTTCAAATCCTCGATTACCGGAGACAATATAGGGATGCCACGCAACTGGCCACTTCGCTCAATCGTCATAACCTGGATAATATTCCGTCGTCCAGTTTGTGTGCCATACTTCGGAATATATGTGTAGTCATGATCATCGTTAAAGCCGTTGTACAGTTTATTTAGTACATAAAAGCCGACCGCGGCGCCATATTTATTAAACTTAACGCCGTGAATGACATCATTATTCTCGTCTTCTTCTCGCCCCATATATTTAGGCGGAGAAGCCACAAGAATCGATTCTACAATCTGCAACCGTAAAGGGTACGGGTTCTTATTCGTTCGAGTAAATAGTAGCGGTAAATTTACAAATGCATCGCCGTACAATAGCTTTTCATAGTACACTAGGGCCTGAATTCCATAGAAGTCAGTCTGTTCTCGTGCGTCACAGTGCTTTGCCCACATTGCGAACTCACGTTCGGTCTTACGTTCCCATGCGTTCTTTTCTTCAAACGTCAGCCCCAATTCCTCATATCGGATATTGGCTTTAAACCTTAGGCCCGGACCAATAACATTGGTTTTATTAGTCTTCAGTGCGCCAGCTGCAATCGGTGTACCTTGTTGGAGGTCTACAGACCTTGCTCGTAGCATCCTAAAGTTAGCGTCAATATCATGCCTTGCATCCTGAGAGTTAACCTGGTACCCTTTGGCGCTAGATTTAAAACTATTAGCGCCGTGATTAGAATAGCCGGAGTTTGTTTTACTCCTAGAATATTGCGTTGCTTTGTGCCTACCTGCTGCGGTTTTCATAAACTGCTTCTTGCGTTTACTCATATATCCCGCGGAATGACACGATATGCACGACGTCGAGGTCTATTCTCGAGCCGAGCCACTTCGTTGCGCCAGAAGTTGATGCGGTCTTTCACCTCTTGCACATTCGCACGAGTTAACCGGCGATTACCAATGGTGTACTCTTTGCCCGTTGCCAATGCTAAATCCGCCTCTAGCCACGCCTGTAAATGCTCTTTTGCCTCATATATTGTCCATTCTGCCATCCTTTCACCTCCTTTCACGCATTAAAAAAGCGCCCATGTTGAGCGCTTAGACTTGTGCCATGCATAGATTGGAACATCATGCTTATTAAAGCCTGTGTTTCCACATCCGTGTGGCACGATATCTCCATATGTTTGATATCATGAGCCGATATATTTAGGCCTTGCCTATATTTATATAAAAATTCTGGCATTGCCTTTTCTATCATCAAATATAAATAATAAGGGATTACGTTTCGCGGTTGAATCACTACATATTTAGCATCAACCTGTTGCGCCTCAGCTAAATACACTAACTCCCCTTTACTAGCAGATACTTGCAAGCAAATACAACCCTCCGGATACATTTGATTTTTCTTAGGTCTCCCTAGTATATCCGCAACCTCCATAATTTTAATTTTCTTGTAATTTCTTAACATTACGCGAACATCTTTTGAAGTAAATACTTTTTAACATCTTCTATTTTTTTTATCACGGCTTCTTGCTCCTCAACTGTACACGCGCTATCAGATGATACCAAAAATTCTGTAAATTCTTTTACAAATTCGTCATGCTCTTTCTGCGCGTCTGGATCTGTACAAACTAATTGCTTTAACATTTCCGCAATTTCTAAGCCCAACGTCCGACTTTCTCGATTAATTTCGTTAAGTTCCTTAGCAAGCTGTACCGCATCTGGTATTTCTTCCGGCTCAAAGCTGTCAATGTAGCGTGGAATATTTAGATTATAGTCATTGTCTGAAATAGTAGACATGCTAATGTTACTAGAATATCGCTCTATATCTGCTCTATCCTTGTACGCTTTAATTACTTTTTCCACCTGTTCGGCGGTCATTATGTTTTTATTTTTGTTCTTAACAAAATCTTTTTGCGCATCGATAAATAATATATCGGTGTTAGTTCGATTTTTCTTAAATACCAATATACACACAGGTATACTTGTATTTGTAAACAGATTAGAAGGTAGTCCTATTACCGCATCAAGTAAATTATCCTCAATCAGCTTACGTCGTATATCGCCCTCTGCCTGTCCTCTGAAAAGTACACCGTGCGGCAGGATAAAGGCGGCTGTGCCTGCCTTATTTAACGAATAAAGTCCGTCGAGTATAAAAGCAAAATCGGCTTTACTCTTTGGTGCCAATTTATAACCTTCAAAGCGTGCATCCATTTGTGGAATCCAAGATTGACTATACGGAGGATTACTAATCACGGTGTCATATTTTTTACTCTCTAGCATATCTACTTTAGCTACTTGGCCAAAACCAGATGCTGCGGATTCCACTTTATAGTACGCAAGCTCTTCACCAGTAAGAACGTTCTTCTCTACTACTTCGGCATCTATATTAGCTATTAGTAGATTGAGTAGCATAAAGGCTATCGCATTTTTTGAATACTCTTCAAGCCTTAGTGTCACGGTATTATCTGACTTAAATTTAGCCAAAGATAATCCGCCTATCCCAGCACATACATCGCGAATATCACCGCCAGGGGCAATACCTCCAATTATATCTAGCACACATTGTGGCGTGTAATCTTGCATATAATTTTTTCTATCCGCGCTATGTTCTTCAAATTCAGCAAGTAAGGCCTCATACGAATAGTAAGGCTGTATCGCCTTTAAAAGTACCGAACATGTATTCGAATCTAGTACCGCCTTTGTTAGAGCAGTAGGTATTTCGTGCACTTCACGAATATTTAGTTCTTCCATAATCCTTTGTAGGATTGTCATAATCGTATTCCTCCGCCTCTAACACGTCGTCTCGTTCGTTTCTTGGCCGTGTCTCCTACTTTAACTACGCGAGCTGTATTCTGGTACGGCGTATAGTCCTTTTTACTACTCCGGGCTTCTAAAGCTTCAAAGTTCGGATTCATAATAGCAATGGCAGCTTGATTGTAGTTTCTAATATCGAACGGTTCATTTCTTTTGCGTCCTGGTCGCAGTACCCATTGCTCTTTGAAATGGCCATTAACTAATTTAGACACTTTCATTTCTGCCAACAGCCCCTCAAAGTATTTCTTCCCATACCCTTTTTCATGATCTTTTGGGAAGTGGCAATACCTCGGCTGGCCTTTTTCTTGGTTCAAATCGCTATAAATTTGTTCCTTGCCCGTATCTACGCCAAGCTTGAAAAGCTTTGTCTTGTATTTTTTCAACTTCGTAGGCAAGCCGTCAATCAGGTCTTTACCTGCACCGCCTACGCCCTTAATAGGGTAAACGCGCTTATGCCATCTAGTTGAGCAGTACTTATATACCGATTGTGTCTTACTACCGCCGGAGTCAATACATGTAACGGATACGCCCCGTTTTCTACCATCGGCATAAGACCATGTACGATTTAAAATAATATCGTCCAATTCTTTCCATACGGCGTCATAAGCAGGGTCTCCATATAATCTAAAGTATTGTATACCCCAGCTCTCATAATCTTTCCCCCAGCCTACAATTTCACACTCTAAGCGGTCGTCCTGCGTATCGACTCCACATGTTAAGAGTAGTACTCCGTCTGGTATCTCCGCGCCGTAGTCCTCCCTGCGTTCGTAAAGTTCTTCCGATTGTAATGTTTCCGTATCCTCTTCATAAGGAATACCCATTTCAGTATTAAAGAACGTTTTAACGCCAGCTGTACCAAGTTTCGTTGCGGCCTCGTATTTCTCCTGGAGTTTACCCCAAGAGGCCCAAGGTGAACCAAAGGCATTCATGTGAAAGCTACGACAATTATACTTTTTCAAATTCTCTGGAGCTTCCGCAATCCATTTTCCTTCACGATAGAGTTTCTTCCATTCGAACTCTTCTGATAGTGTTCCGCAGTGGTCACAGGCTAAGTAATATTTACCGCCATCTTCGTCAGCATGGAATTTATCCCAGGACGGATACACATATTCACCACAAGCAGGGCACTTAATGTGCCATACCTCTTGCGTACCACCTAGATACAATTTCTCTATCCGGCTGGTACCTTTGGCCAATGGCGTGGATGCATACACGTGCTTTCGGTTGTAGAACGTATTGGTACGCTTTTCTGCCAGGCTCAATGGATCGCCTTCCGTGCCTGCTGACGCAGGGTAGCGGTCAATTTCGTCCGCTAGTAATACACGAATTGGCCTGGATGCCAAATCTGCTGGAGCATTTGCACCGACTAATGTGAGATACCCGCCAGGAAAGGTCTTATTCAATACAGTATTGCCGCTGTCCCGAGATTTTACATCGGCCATTTTATCGCTAAGCACTTTCGTGTCACGAATAAAGGGAGCAATACGAGTTTTTGAAAATTCCTTGGCTATATCTTTTGTCGGCTGCATGAACATAATCGGTGACGGGAAGTAGTCAATAAAATAACCCAACACATTCTTAATGAGCTGGGTTTTACCAATTTGCGAGCCGGTCATATACACTACTTTTTCAACGTCAGGGTCACTCACCGCATCAAGCATTTCCTTTTGATAAGGCGCCCTATCTGTGGAATACTTCCCTGGTTCAGCGCTATCCTCCGTGGAAAGCACCACATTAGCGTTGGCCCATTCCGACGCAGTAAACTTTGGCGGCGGCTTTAATACACTGGCCAATCCTTTGAACAGGTTGCATGTGTGCTTCAATCACCGTCACCCGCCTCGTCATCATCTACGATGATATCATCGGACTCATCGTGGAACATATTAGGGTCATATTCAGACAATTCCGTTAAGCACTCATTCACCTCATCAAGAAGTACATCTTGAATGACTAACAGATTCGTCTCCCCTAGCACTTTAGGTGCTACTTTTAACGGCAACGCCTGGAGCTTACTTTTAAAGTTATTCAACATTCGATTCATTACGGCTTTAACTGTGTTCGAGCGGTGCAATTCTCCATTCATGATTTTCAGTTTGTTTTCTTCAATCATCCGTTTAGTTCTGGTTAACAAAGTTCGTTCCGCATCATACCCGCCCTCACGGGCTTTCTTTTCGAGTTTACTTTCTCCAGTTTTATACGAAACAAATGCTTGTACTGTTTTCGCGATATTATACTGTCCGCGTTTTTCCTTTTCGAATATACCGTCCTCAGTCAACTGCTGAACCCGTCGAGAGCTGATTCCAAGCACTTTTGCCACAATTTTAGATGATACTAATTCGTCAACGATTGTTACGTTCGTCACAGTCTCGCCTCCTTTCAAAAGTTGACCGTTTTTGAAGCCGAACTGCAGTTCGGAAAAATAACTAACTAGCTATTCCGCGGGGTTCGGATGACCCACGCAAAATATTTTTCATTTGGAGTACCTTAATGGCCCCGGGTATAAGTGGGATACTAGCCCCCATACATACCTCCTCGCCAGTGCTGTTTGCGTGAATGTTTCATCATATCTTTAGCAAAGGCTTTAGCTTTACAACTTCCTTTGCCGCCTAGGACAATAGCATTAGCAGTACACTTATTACGTTTGTTATGTAAACAATCTTTAATATGACAAGTAATATCTGTCATACTATTCTCTCCTTTCTATTGGCAGTCAGATTCTATTTTATTTGTAGGCTTAATCAATATCACCATAGGAAGTAATCTGTTATAGTTAAGTATTCAAGGAAATCTCTTATGGTGTGTATTGGTTATCAATCACGGTTGTTTTTTTAATATGTCAAAAGCATCTCAAAGGCATCGCAAATTTATTTTGGTAATTTGTTATTTGAAAGAATCACATTTGCCAAACGAATAGATACCCCCCTATGATGATATTGATTAAACCCGCATATAAAAAGACCACCTAACCGTATAGATTAAGTGGTCTTTTCGTTTTAGTGTTCTAGGTTTCACTGTGTCGTTGAGAGATAGAGTATTTGTTGTCCCATTAACTCACACTATCATTATAAATTGTCAAGAATGACATGTCTATGACATTTTTATGACAATTTTGTATTAAGCCCTATCACGCCCCATAGAAGTACAGATAGTTCTTCTATTCCCCTTGCAATATATCTATGGATAGTACGTACATCCGGCTTTTCAGGAAATGATTCAGCAATCTCTTCTAATGTTTCACCATCAATGTAATATCGTCTCACGCATTCACAATACTTAAATTGCTTTGCGCTACATTTCTCAGCATAGATGTCTAGCATGTTATTTACATGTCTCATCATCAGTGCGGTTTTTTCTTTACTCTTAACAATGGCATTTACCCTTACTATGCTATTGTCGTCAAACATATCAACTAACAGTTCATTGAGCCACATGTCCTCGGCTTGTGTCGAATCCGAGATAGCATTGTCTACATAGGACTGTAGCTGACTGTAATGCTTTAATAACTTGATTGTGTTGTGTCGAAGTTTACGACCAAGTTGAGTGTTTTCTTGTTTGGCTAATTCATAGTACGTTTTGGTTGCCACCTCTGTGGCCAACCTTGTGATTTTCTCAATATCATATTCATTCAAATAGGTTTCCCCCTTTTTATTGTTTATGTTTTAGTCCGAATTGTTTACCAGCATCATAAGAAATAATTAAATATAATCAGTATTTACACTACAATAAGCCTACCTTTGCTATCAATAGGATACGATTTTATTTCTAAAACTACATGGCCTTTATTTTCATAGCCATATTTCTTTTCCCATTCACGGAATACCTTTGTTAAAGCTGCGCTTAGCTCATCAAGATGTTCAGTCTTAACATTTGATAAATAATCACAAGCCCACTCAGCTATTTCATCATCAACATCATAATCGCAAATATCCTCGATCACTCGTTCGGCATCAACTTTTGGCGTGTAATAATTAGGATGTCCTATTCGCACAACTCGTTCAGTCTCATCTGTGAGGAACACCTCTTTTAAATCAGGTTCACACTCCATAAGATCATCGATGGCCTCTTGTATTGTATCTTGTGGCTCACCTGCATTTCCATAGTCATCGACCCAACACCATTTATTTTTATCTTCAATTAGCATAATATACCCCTCAATGCAGTCTCTACCAAATCGCATTCACTTTGACTTGTATAGTATTCCCTAATTTCCAAGGCTTTATTACTATCGAGCTTATCTTCCACCAAAAGCAATATGCGATCAAATTCATCTGTTATCATTAATGAATATGAGATTTTATCTCTGTCGACGATAATTGTTAGATTATCAACGCCCAACATATACGGATAGTTATTTCTGGCTTCAATAAACTTAGCTAATTTGCCAACTTCTTCGCTTGTTAACATTTAATCATTCCTCTTCTTCTTGCTTTTCCCATCCGGCAACAATATTTATTCCAAATCCATCATATAAATTATCAACGTAGTCAATCTCATAAAATGTTTCGTTTGCACCAATATAACATTCTTGATCTTGGTCACATTTTTCTAAATACTCAATTAATTCATGCACTGTCATTTTCAACGCCCTTTCTTGATGTAATCTTTTATAGCAATAACCCTTCACTCTGCACATAAAATTTTAAAAATTATAGTCATTCACACCTATAGGAATATGCCCATATTTTCCGTAATGTGTAAAATTACATAGTCTTCATCATCCTGAATAATCTCATCAGCCATAGTTCCGATGAATTTCCTATTATCGTTTTCTAATACACTAGCTAATTGCAATCCGTCTAAAATAAACTTCTTGGCAAAAGCCACATTGTCTGGATCATGTCTAGTTGATGAATGCCATTCAAACAATAAGTCTACTTTGCCAACAACAGGAGGTATGCTTTGCTCGATGCATTGCACCCTTACCTGCTCTGTGCATTTTTTCTTCATTGCTGCTGCAGCAATTGTTGAACCTCGCTCACAGTCAATGTACTCATTCAATGTTGGGAACCTGTCATGATTTTTCTTTCTAAATCGAAACTGACAACGCAGGATAATCTTCATCGGTGTGATTCTCCAAAAAATATAGCTTCAGCATATTCTCCTCTTAAACGGTCATATATCCGTTGGCTATAATGATCTTTTGTCCAAGTTTCGCTGTAATTTGTTGTTAGAATAATTGACCGCATATTGTTATACCTATCAATTATTATGCTATCAACCTTAGTCGCTACCCATTCTGACTTTGAGTACTCTGCCCCAAAATCGTCCAACAATAACAATGGGATACTACGTAATTTCTGCTCATAGTTCATAAAAGCTACATTATCACCTTTTGATAAAGAGAGCATCGTGTCTAATAAATTGGGCATCGAAATCATCATGCAGCTTTTCCCTAACGCAATAACTTCTTTTAGCAAGCTAACAGCAATAGATGTTTTCCCTGTACCAGCAGGGCCCCTCAATATAAGCCCCTTTCCAGCTTCAATATTAGACTTTAAATTATTTGAGTACTGCTTAACAACTTCATAAGCATCTGCATTTTCTTTAGGGAAATGTCCATGTTTACGCAGCCACTCAAAACTCATATCATAGTATCGTTTGGGAATCCCTGCTGCAGCATAATTTGTATTGATATTTGCCTGAATAACAACAGGCTTATCATAAACAGGATAAAAGAACTCATCCTTTACCATGGACTCGCTCGTATTCTGCTTGCCAGTCGACTTCTTCATCTTTTCGAGAAACGTTTCTAGCATTTCCGTTACGTTTACTTCTTCCAAAGTCTTTTTGCACCTCCTTCTTTAGATTTCCTACGGTGACAGTTTCAACATACTTGATACTATTACCGCCATTATCAGCTGTGGTATTAATAGCAACAATAACTCGTTCCTTCCCATAAGACTCTACCAAATCATCCAGTCGGTCTTTAATGACAGGTGATACATCTCCGATTGCCTTCATGTACAAATCATAAATGGATTTATTTTTTACTTCATCATCGTCAAACATAGATAGAGGATTTTCATCTTCGCGCGCGCGCGTATCTCTCTCTATATTATTTTC